GTGAGTAATGGAAGAAAAATTGATTGGTATAGCACTTGGTTTGATTGTGGCGTTTTTCTTGGTTTTGGTAAGTATAGCGACAGTGAAAAGCAGTAATCGACACGCTGCCGAGATACAATGCAAACAATGTTTTAAAACTTGTGTTAAGGAGAGTGAGTGATGCCGATTATACAGTGTTACTTAAACGACGAGGAATTTGCAAATCTCAAAAAGATTTCGCAGGAAAAACAGGAAACACCTGAGTTTTTAGCCGAGGCAGCAATTTCAGACGCAATTTGTGAGTATTTCAGAGATAGGAGCAACCGAAATGACCGATAACCTAGAAAATTCACCAGCATTTCCACACATGCAATGGCATCCAAATGGAACGGGGCGGCAAGTCAATGGCATGACCCTGCGCGATTATTTTGCTGGGCAGGCAATGCAATCAATCATTGGCAATACCCATGCCGAGAAAACGAGGGGCAAAGCAGGCGTGCCTCTTATTGCGGGCTTTGCATACGAATACGCAGACGCAATGCTAAAAGCGAGGCAGTCATGACCGATAACCCCACAGAATCAGATCACCGTTTGATTACGGCAGCCGAAGAAATGCTGGCACATCATCGTGGTGAATTAAAACTAGAATCGCGTAAACAAGAAAGCGGCCTAGGGCACCGCATTAAGCAGGTGTTTCATTGGGTGCAGGTAGCGAAAGATGATAAAGCTAGTGTATAATGAAACACTTGAAGAAAACAGAATCCTGGCATGGGCGCTCAGAAATCCCCGCGCAATGGGAGGGTTGTTGCTAGGCTCCGCCGCCGTGGTTCCACTGACACAGGACGGTGGGCTTAAGCTATGGTTGCAGAAAATAGCAAAGAAACGCCTCGACGAAATTAGATTGGATAAGGAGATATAAATGAACCAGACCGAAATAGACGAAGCAGTAAACCTGATTGCTGAACTGGATGAGAAACGGACGCAGGAAGATTGGCAGTTATACGAATTAGTAAAAGGCGCTTATGAGGTTTGTGTAAAAGAAAACTATGCTTTTGGGGGCGTGTGCGTACCCCACCGCCTAAGTGATGCAGCCTTCATCGCCGCCGCCCCACTCATGGCACGCACAGTAGCAGCACAGGCCGAGAAGATTAAGCGGCTGGAGGCTTACAAAGCGTTTTTCGATTGGTTTTGGGGGAAATACACTGAGCAAGCGTTGTGCCTCGATGACGCGGCTGATGCCTTGGACACATTGCTGACATTGGGGCTGGTGGTCAGTGAACCTTACAACCCAGCAATACACGGAGAGAGCGGGGCGCAGGAATGGGGATGTGAATTAGGCGACCCTTGGTATTCAAAAAACGCAGCGATGAAGGAGTAGTTATGATAGGTGAATGGAATATACCATACCCGACACCAAAAGGTTGGCAATGCCCATGCTGCAATCGGTGTTATTCACCAAGTACGGCTATTTGCTTCTTTTGTGGAAACAATAAAACAACCAAAGAAACCACTCCGGAGCAACCGAAATGACTGATAACCTAGAGCAACGCATTAAGCACACCCTTGAAATGTCAAAGCACAAAGTTTTTGTGGAAGGATATGATGACATCATCCGCGAACTTCTCGGCGTGATTGATAGCCAGCGGGAGGCTTTGCTACACATTAAAGAAGCCACGAAGTGTAAGGCGCATTACGACGTAGCCCATAAAGCCCTCACACTATCCGCCCCGCTACAGGGCTGGAAAGAATGGGGGGTGTGATGCTGTGTTATTGCGAAACATGCCAGAAATTTTACCACCCATTAGGCATTATGCGTCATCGGGCAATGCACAGAGAGCGTAAAGAGAATTGCGTAATACGCATGAAAAAAGGAACCTTTGAGTACAATTTTGCAGGATTAGAAAAACCGCGTTCAAGATTAATTGAGGGGCAACCCAATGACTAAGAAGAAAAAGCCTGACTTGATAGACCACGCCTGCGAAATGCTGCAACTAATGGAAGCCGCAGAGGAAGTGTTGCGCCCTGTAAATCAAACGCTTCAAGTGCTGTACGGTGACTTTTACCCACACCACGGTATAGCAACGCAAGGGATTGAAAATAAGCTTGTTGTTCTGCTTGATGAGATACTTGGCGATGAGTTGGCATCATATTATCTATATGAATGCCGCCGGATGCCGGGTGGCGGACTTATTAAAGAGAAGAATGGTAAAGCGTGGCCTATCAAGAGCGTTTCAGACGTTAGAAAATACGCCAAACATTTAGCTAAGAAAACGGGAGTTAAGTCATGACAATCGACACATCAACAATCAAAGCTGGCGATAAGCTGTATTTATCTGATGGGCAGGTGGTGATACCCAATGAATCAAACGGATTGCGTATTGCAGGATGGACATTGTTATACCTGTGGGGAGATAACGGCAAGGCACTGCATCCCAGTCTTATCGGTGACATCATCCGCATCGAGCCAAAGCCTGAGCCTGTGGTGGAAACGTGCTTAGTAGGAAGGCTGGACGGCAGGCTTTGTGTTTTGTATAATCAAGATGATTTAGTTATGGCTGACCGCACTATTTACAAACTCACCTTCACCGATGGCAAGCCAAGCATTGAGAGGGTTAAGTAATGAATTTAACACCTGAGGAGATACTACAAACTGCATTTTGGGAATCTGATATTGGTGAGGACGTTAGTGTAATCAACGCTAGGCGAAATGCCGTGACTGTTGGGGTTAGACCATATATGAATGTAGTGTTGCAGCCTACGAAAAAAAGTTATGACAGGGATACGGCGTGGTTCAGTAATAAATATGGAGAGGTAGAGCCAGACCATTACGAGTATGTTGGCGTGGGGTTGGTAGGTATTGCCGGACAACTTTACGATATTGCAGAACAACTTGCTGCAAAACTTAGCTTTGCCGAAGCAAAGATTGCAAAATTAGAGGGGAGATAAATGCTGGAAATACCTAAATATATACCTGTGTATACAGGTAATGGGATATTTAGTGGTTATACTTAGCAGGTATACGAACACAATCCCTCCAAGGATACTGCAGAAACTCTATGTTATTTAAACTATGAACCACTCAAAATTTACAAAAGTGTTGAAGCTTGCCAAAAACAATGCGACCTACTAAATGGAGAAGTAAGATGAACCTTAATATAGATAACGACCAAGAAACATATCTAAAGAATTTAGAGGAAGTAACTGCTGCGTTAAAGCCTACAACCTTTAAAGAAAAGCATCTATGTAACTTTATAGCTAGATGGGAAACATATATCCCCAAGATGAGTAACGAAGAGGTGTACATATACCTTAATAGTACCTCCCCGCATCACAAAAGCGAAGGTATGAGATGGCTTTACGATAGGCTTTTAGGGGTATTAGTAGAAAGAGGAGCGTAGTATGAAAGATGAAAACGCAATAGACCTAATTATAACAGAAACAGGACTTCCTCCATATGATAAGGGCGCACCTATGGATAACACAATTCTTAAAGACGTAAATGACACGCCATATAAATTTAAATCTGGTATCACCGCTAGAGTGCTAGCCACGGGGGTGAATAGGGCTAGCCAAGTAACTAGGCAAGAAGCCCTCAAGTATTTGTCAGAGCTAGAGGATGCCGCAGGACAAGAGTTTTACACAATGGGAAAGCTATTTGTAACACAAAGATTAAAAGACACTAACTTTTGGGATATTGAAAGTTTTATTCGGGAGCTTACATGGTTGCAGGAAGACATTGCTGCTCTAAAAGAGATTACTGAAGTGACTGGAGGCATGGGAGAAGATTACATGGCCGCTGAACATGCCGAGTGGTATCATGATACGTTTGAAGACTTGAAATAGGAGAGGTTATGTTTCTATTACTATTATTTGCTAAAATCATGGTTATTACTTTATTGATGAGGTAGTATGTCTACGGACAACAAAATTCTACTACGGCTACTAAACAAATCGGCGTACGATAAGTACCGACAGCGGGTAAAGCTGCCGGATACCATCACTCCGTGGCTGCACACTATTGATGCGTGGTTTGCATCCCATACCACAGACATAACACCACAGGAACTATATGAGCTACATGTAGCTAGGTCTCCAGTTGCTACTAAAACGCAGCGAGAGCTACAGGAGGCATTCTTTAAGACACTATCTGAAACGGAATTCAATGAAGAAGTGATGGACTCCCTGCTGGAGCTACGTAACTTCCAAGATTGCTGCATGACATGGGCAGAACGTCTTGCAGAAGTAGCCTCTGGTAAGAGCAATAAGTTTGATGACATCGTATCAGAGATTACCTCGTATTCCCCAGAAAAAGCTGGTAAGTACGAGATAGCCACTATCGAGGCAGATGACATGCTGGAAGCAAGTCTGGCACAGAGTAAGTGGAAGTTTAACACCCCTATCCTGCAGGAAAAGATTGGGGGCATCGGCCCAGGAGTGTTCTTCCTCTTTGCTGCCCGCCCTAACGCTGGTAAGACGCTTATTGGTGTGCACTCGTGCTACTCTCCCGGAGGCTGGCTGGAGCAAGGGGCGAAGATTCTGTATCTTGGTAACGAGGAGCCTATCCATAGAACTAAGCACCGAGCTATCTGCGCCTATTTTGGGGTAGACTATAAGCACACGAAGGCACATCCTCAAGAATTCAAAGATATGGTGAATAAATTTAATGCGTTACATTCAGAGAAAGCACTCTTTATGCACGCTATTGGGCTGCCTTATAGAGAGTTGGGGGATATTATTGCCGAGCACGCCCCAGACATTGTGTTAGTTGACCAGATAGATAAGCTCCACGTACATGGTGCAGACATCCCAACCCACGAGAAGATGCGTACTATCTACACAAATACTAGGGAATGTGCGGTGAAGTACAACTGCGCTATCGGCGGAGTATCCCAAGCATCTGAGGCCGCAAGTGGTAAGAAGTTCTTTGGTTTTGACGCATTAGAAAATAGTAAGACTGGTAAAGGCGCGGAATTAGATTTATGTATCTGTATTGGTATGGAGAACCTTGACAACGATACAAATATCAGGTACTTTAAACTAGCGAAGAACAAATTAACTGGGGATGAGTCAACCGGCTCGTTCCTTATTAACAAAGAACAATCTAGGATTCTGGCTTAATATGAAAAAGAAACAGTATCGATTAGTCAAGCACACTGAGACAGCGTTTCTTTGGTGGGGAATCCATGAGTCTATCGTAGAAAACGGGAAGATATATTGGATTGGTAGTAAGGCTATCCGTAAATATGACAGCTATGACAGTGCCGTATTGGCATGGGGTAGGATAGAGCCTGATGCTGGGTTTATTGATATTATGGACTATGAAGACGCAGAGTTTTTCTTTGATAAACTAGATTATAGCGAACACGAGGAGTTGAACTTTGACTAAAACATCCATAACCCCATTCGACATACCTGCCGTTGAAAAGAAATACGGCGCTACCTTCGTGGGAGACTTCCCGACTAAGACAACTACGGGTTGGGGGTACGCGGGTGCGGTATTTTATCAACCTAATCCTGATGTAGATAAAGGTCACTCGCACCTTTTTGGGTTGGCTACATTCGTCGATGATAGTACAATTATCTATAATGCGTCCTACCTAGATGGGCATAAATTCTACGGGGTGCGCGACGGAGATACCTATTTATGGAGCAGGTATGTACACGATTTCAGAGAGGTTCCCGGCGGGTTTCTCGACGGAGGGTTCGATTATTTCCGACGGGTAGGTAATCCTAAGAATGAAGTTACGTTAATGATTAAAGATGGCGTTGTGGTAGAAGTAGATGACTAAAATAGTCTTAGATATTGAAACAACCGTGTACTGGGATGAGGAAGGTAAGTCATCACCTTCTCCGTATAATCCAGAGAACAAGCTGGTATCCGTCGGTTTAAAATGGTGTGATTCTGGGTATTCAGAGTACCTTTTTTTCAATCATTCCGAACTGCGTGAAGGCGAAGCTGCAACTAGTAAAAAACGGCTGCAACAAGTGCTGGACTCCGCCACACAGATAATTGGGCATAACTTAAAGTTCGATATGTCGTGGTTGTACGAGTGTGGGTTTACGTATTCTGGCTCGCTATACGACACGATGATTTTTGAATACATAACCGCAAAGGGGCAGAAGCCTATCCTATCCCTTGCTGCCTGTGCGGAAAGATACAACCTAGAGTTAAAGAAAGATATTCTATCCATATACCTAGACCAAAAAATAAACACGGATGCTGTGCCGAGATTTGAACTGCTTGAGTATGGCCTACAGGATATTGAGACGACCTACCAACTCTATGAATACCAGAGGAAGCGGTATAAGGAGAGCGAAGAGGTGCAGAGCATGTACCCAGTCATCAAGTTATCTAATGAGACGCTAGAAGTTCTTATTGGTATTGAGCGTAACGGTATTAAGATTGATACAGATGCGTTAGAGAGTATCGAGCAGGAGTACCGCAAGGAGCAGGCAGAACTGCAAGTTAAGCTGCAGCAGATGGTGCGAGATGTCATGGGCGACACACGTATTAACCTAGCCTCTCCAGACGATATGATGGCCGTAGTATATGGCAGAAAAGTAAAGGATAAGAAGGCGTGGGCGGAGCTATTTAACATAGGCACCGAGAGTCGCGGCGCGGTGCGTAAGAAGAAGTACCTTCGTAGGTTCACCCCCACAGAACTCCGAGACGCTGTGATAAAACACACAGAGAAGCTAGAGCGCACAAAAGCGTCTTCGTGCCCAGCCTGCTACGGCAAGGGGTATATCTACAAAAAGAAAAAAGATGGCTCAGACTTTAAAAAGCCGTCTACTTGCCAGACTTGTGCCGGACATAAGGTAGTGTATACAAGTACCGGCATCGGGGCTGGATTTAAGGTAAAGCCCCTATCGTATGAACATGCCTCTAGTGCTGGGTTTAGTACCTCTAAGAAGGCTATTGATGAGCTTGTAGCAGCGGGGGGATTATCCACGGCAGCTAGAGAGTTCCTAGAAGCTCTGCAGCGATTGAACGCTATTGATACCTACCTCACCTCGTTTGTGGGCGGTATTCGTAAGGGAATACGAGAGAATAATTTATGTCACCCCAACTTCAATCAGTGTGTAACATCCACAGGAAGGCTGTCGTCTTCGGGGCCGAACTTCCAAAACTTCCCGCGAGCTAACACCTTCCCTATTCGTAGAGTGTTCGTGTCACGGTTCGATGGTGGGATTATGTGCCCTACGGACTTTGCTGCTCTGGAGTACAGAACTGCCGTTATGCTTGCTGATTGCCCCGCCGGTAAGGCTTCCCTTTTTGAGGGCAAAGACAGGCACCAAATTTCTGCCGAAGTAATTTTTGGTGTTAAAAAAGACAACGTAGCACCAGAGATTTGGAAAGAATTGCGCCAGAAAGCCAAATCTTTTTCTTTTGCTCCCTTGTTTGGCGCAAGCGGCAGCGACGAGAAGACTCGCGCCTATAAGGAAGCCTTCTTTGAGGAACACACGGGAATTACTGCATGGCACAATGTCCTATGCACTGCCGCACTCACTAAGAAGCAGGTGCAGACACCATCTGGGCGTATCTTCGCCTTCCCGCACTGTGTACGAGACAATAACGGCAGCGTAAAAGGTAAAACACAGATAGTGAACTATCCTGTGCAGTCGTTTGCCTCTGACCTAGTATGGGCAGTTATTATTCCTCTGTACCGAGAAATGACCACTATGGGGCTTAGAAGCTGTATTGTACTACAAGTACATGATGACGTAGCTATTGATATTCACCCAGAGGAATACGAAGTAGTAATCGCCCTTATTAAAAAACATTTTAATAACGCTACAGCGTACTTGACAGAAAGGTTTAATTATGTTACTGATGTTCCCGTAGGATACGAAATAAGTATTGGTAAAAATTTAATGGATAAAAAGGAGGTGTATGCTAGTAAATAACCCAGAAATTAAGGAATATCTAAACCGCATCGAGCGTCTCGAAGATGAGATTGCAGGTCTAAAAGATGATGTGAAAGATATTTACTTAGAGGCAAAGAACAAAGGATACGACGTTAAAATCCTGCGTAAAGTAGTTAAGATTCGCAAGAAGGGCATCGAAGCCTATCAGGCGGAGCAGAGCGAACTAGAACTATATATGGCCGCAGATGGCCTTGTACCAACGGAATAAGGAGACAATATGAAACAATTAACCACAAATTACGTAGAAGTTGAAGACGAATCATACAAACAGATGTTCCAGATTCGAGGAGAAGAAGAAAACTTCTCTGCGAAGACGGTGAGATTTAAGCCCTACGCCAAGGTCAATAAGATTATTGAACGCGACGCCTCAGACCCATCCATCGTGGTGAATGAGACTATCTTCTTTGAAGGAGTTGCTAAGGGTCGCCCCATCCCAGACAAGCTGGGCGGCAATGCTTGTGGGCGCGTATTCCCTGCATGGCAGAACGGGGAACTCTTAACTGACGAGCAGAAAGAAGCCCAAAAGAATAAGAAGTGGTACGACTACTTGTTTGGTGAAGTGTATTTCGATAAATACCCCCCAGTGCTAGTGAACTTACGTCTTACTGGCCGGTTGGGCATGCATTTTAGCAGCTATCTCAAAAATTTAGGTCGAGATAATGGTAAATGGCCGTCCACGGTGTTTGAACTTACTGTTCGCGGAATGAAGGGTAAACCGCAATTTGCCGAGATTGATATTACTGTAGCTCAGGGGGGCTTAAAGCTCGAAGGCACAGAAGAAGTATTTCAGCTTATTACGTCGTATATTCAAGAACATAACGATAATATTACAGGTAATTTAGATGCTTAAGTTCGAGTTGACAAAAGAGCAGTATGATGCTATAATTAAAGTTCTAGCTACTACGCCTACAGAAATAGGGTTCTGGCCTACTTACTGGTTCATGATTCAGGCAGAACCTCAACTTAAGCCTCAGGAATAGTATGCACATTATCGAAAAACACATCCGAGATTTTCTATCCCTTGCAGCTACTGGGCAAGCCCCTTTTGATGAGGTTTTGTTAAATACCTGTAAGGAAGATATTCAAGCGAAGATTGTTCAAACATTCTACGAAAAGCCGGAGAAAGAGTTCCGACTTCGGATGTCGAATATCGGTAAAGACCTCCGCCAACTGATGCTAGAGAAGAAGTACGGCAGGACAAAAGCCGAGCCTGAATTTCTTCTAAAGATGTTGGCTGGGCATACTGCAGAAGCCATTCTTACGTACATTGTCAGAGCCTCTGGCTTAGAGTTGAAGACAAACACTCTTGTATCTCTACCTGTTGACGACACGATTATTGAAGGTGAAATCGACTGGCATCTTGTACATGATGACAAAGTATACGACGTTAAGACTGCTTCTGCCTACAGCTTCACTACTAAGTTCTCAAGCTACACCTCCCTCGCTGAAACGGATACTTTTGGTTACATCGACCAGCTTCTAGGTTACTCTATTGCCTTAGGCAAGGAACCCGGCGGCTGGGTGGTGTACCAGAAGGAGACTGGAGAGTTTAAAGTGCTCCCATATCCGTACCAGCTTAAGGACGTACAAGAGGGGTTCTTTAAGCGCCTACGCCACCGTATCGCAATTATCAACTCTGATGTAATGCCCGCGTGCGAGGGGGTAGAACAAGAGACTTTTTATAAGAAACCAACCGGCAATACGATTATCGGTAAGAAATGTCGCTATTGCCCTTACAAACAATTATGCCACCCTACCGCTAAAAAAGAACCTTCCAGAGTATCTCAGGCGAGAGAAAAGCAAGATGTGTGGTATTTAAAATAGGAGTATAAATGATTCGTTTATGGATTGACGACGCGACGGTTAAGAAGCATGTTAATGAAGACGGGGATTTAATACTTAGAGTAAAAGACATTTATTTTTTTAATAGACAGGATGTTGCTTACGAAGAAGGCTACCACCTAGAATTCAACAACGATATGGATGGTGGCTTTGAACTATACTTACCATATGACGATATGAGAAACTTATATCTGTTATTAGGTAGACGCCTACTACAATACGCCCAAGGAAAAATTCACGAAACTGATTAGGAGTTACTATGCCACTTAAGAAAGGCTCATCTGCTAAAACCATTAGCACAAACATTAAAAAAGAAATTGCGGCGGGTAAGCCTCAAAAACAGTCGGTAGCGATTGCGTTATCTGTTGCCGCTGGTAAAAAATCTAACGCAAAAAAGAAAGGTAAATAAAGTGAAGAACGAGAAAAAAGAATCGAAAGCCTACGAGGCAAAAGAAACTAAAGGTGCTAAAATGGCAGGCACTAAGAAAAAAGCAAAAGGCAAAATGGGTGGAAGCTGTGGCAAAAAAGGGAAGTAAATCTCCTGCGTGGCAGAGAAAAGAAGGTAAGAATCCCGAAGGCGGTCTGAACGCCAAAGGGAGAGCCTCGTACAACAAGGCCACTGGCGGCAATCTAAAAGCCCCCGTATCTAAAGAAGAGGCTGCTAAATCCCCTAAATCTGCATCTCGACGAAAGAGTTTCTGTAGTCGGATGGAAGGTATGAAAGATAAGAACACCTCCGCCAAAACCGCCAAAGACCCTAATAGCAGAATTAATAAATCCTTACGTAAGTGGGATTGCTAAGCATCTCCCTCCATCAATCACTTTTGGGGGCGCTTTGTCGCCCCTTCTTTTTATGAGGCTTTCCATGGTACAAATCGACTACTCTCGTGATGCTCTTCTTGACGCATTTGCAATCCGCACACTTAAAGACCGCTACATGATTGAGGGTGAGAAATCCCCCCAAGATGCGTTTGCGAGGGCGGCTAAGGCATTTGCCGATGATGATGCTCACGCTCAGAGATTGTACGATTACGTATCTAACTTGTGGTTCATGTTCTCGACCCCAGTATTGGCTAATGGGGGCACTAAACGCGGATTGCCTATTAGCTGCTTTGGGGCCGAAACTCCTATTTTGACAAAATCGGGGTTCAAGTATATTTCAGAAATTGTTGTTGGCGACAAGGTTTTAACACATACAGGCAACTATAAAACTGTAGTTGCTACACGTAAAATTGAGTCAGATGATATTTACGAACTTGTTGTCAATAAACGAGCCACAAAACTGACCGTGACAGGAAATCACTTAATCTATACCAACTTAGGATGGGTGAGAGTGGATGAATTGGACAAATTTGTTCATTATGTTGCATGTAACCATAAAGTTAATATAGTAGAAAATGACTATATAATACAAATTACAGAAAATACTAAGTATGGCAATGGAAAATTTGAAAGGGCAGAAACTAATCTTAAAGTTGCTGTAACTGATGATGTAGCGTGGGCGTTAGGTTTTTGGTTTGCTGAAGGTAGTACAAGCTCTACTGGGACACTTAAAGTAACTAATAATAACAAAGAGATTTGCCAAAAATGGGTTGATACCATGACGACTGCTTTTGGTGTACCGGGCAAAGTACGAGCTAACAGGACGTGGTTTGATGGAGAGATTAATTCAAAAACTTTATGTGAATTTTTTGACTCCGAATTTGGAAAAGGCTGTAAGACTAAAACTTTGACAGATTGGATTGTGGAATTACCTAAAGAAAAACTACAAAAATTTTATGCTGCTTTTTATCTTGGGGATGGATGTAAAACAACCAACGCCCCAATGATTGAATTAGCTAATCCTAAACTAGTTGCTGGATTATCAACTATCTTAAACAAATTGGGTGTTAAACATAGCTTACAGTTAGCTAAAAAAACGTCAACTGCTACTAACGGAATTATATCTGTCTCTATAGGGAAAGGCCAACAAAACAATAAAAACTCCCCTCGTTGTGGCCTTCTTATGCATGATGGGTTGATGTATAACTGTATTGATAGTGTAACGAAAGTCGAAAAGAAAATTGATGTGTATGATATACAAGTTGAAGACGATGAATCTTTCTCCGCTGCTGGCATTGTAGCACATAATTGTTTTCTGTCATCTGTGGATGACAGCCTTGCAGGCATTATCGACCATGAAGCAGAATCCTCGTGGTTGGCGGCTATGGGAGGCGGTCTAGGGGCATCGTGGTCAGCACTACGCACAAATAAAACGAAGACAAGTCGCGGGGGCGAGTCCACCGGCGCTATCCCATTCATTGCCCAGTTCGACAGGAAAGTGCTTGCCTATCGTCAGGCGGGTACCCGTAGAGCAGCATACGCAGCCTATATAGACATATCCCACCCAGAGATTGTAGAATTCGTCTCTATGCGTAAGCCCACTGGGGGAGCCGCAGAAAGAAAGTCTCTAAATCTGCATCATGCAGTAAATATATCTGATGCGTTTATGGATAAGTTGTATGCTGCAGACGACTCGTGGGAGCTTATCGACCCGCACTCAAAGAAAGTTACAGATGTGGTGTCAGCACGAGAACTATGGCAAGCCATTCTCACGATGAGAGTAGAGACGGGGGAACCGTATATCCACTTTATCGATACGTCAAATCGTGCGCTACCACAAGAACAGAAGAATCTTAACCTATTGATAAACAACAGTAATTTGTGTAGTGAAATCGTTTTGCCAACATCCGCAGAGAGAACAGCCGTGTGCTGCTTGTCGTCAGTGAATCTGGAGAAGTACGACGAGTGGAAAAATACCACGATGGTTGCAGACCTGATTAAGATGCTGGATAACGTGCTTGACACGTTTATTGAGGCGGCAAATCTTTCTGACTCGGCTAAGACCTCCATTCGTCGGGCTACTTTCTCGGCATCAAGAGAGCGTAGTTTAGGACTAGGAGCTATGGGCTTCCATGCTTACTTACAGAAGAATTTGATTCCTATGGAGTCAGAAGAAGCAGCTAAGATAAACGAAGAAATCTTTGCGTCTATTCGGGAGCAGGCAGAGAAAGCCACGGAGGAGCTAGGACGAATTAAAGGCTCGTGCCCAGACTACGTTGAGGGCGGCGGCACTGGGGTACGGAGAAATATGCACCTTATTGCTATTGCCCCGAATGCGTCCAGCTCTATCCTATGCGGCAACACCAGCCCAAGCATCGAGCCGTACTCTACTAACAGCTTTAGCCAGCGCACAGAAAATGGAACTAACATCTTTAAGAACCCCCACCTGACGCGGCTACTTGTGGAGAAGGGGATGACAGAAGATGAAATTAAATCTGTGTGGCGGTCTATCGCGGCTAAAAAAGGCTCGTGCCAACACCTGACCTGCCTTAGCGACCATGAAAAAGCGGTGTTCAAGACTTCCTTCGAGATTTCACAAAAGACACTGGTTAAACTCGCAGCAGACAGGCAAAAACATATTGACCAAGCACAATCGTTGAATCTATTCTTTAAAGCGCCTATTGCAGTGGAAGAACTTCACGATACGCACTATTCTGCATGGAAACTCGGCGTAAAAACCTTGTATTATATGCGTACCAGTATCGAGCGTTCTGGCGAAAATATCGGCCAAAAGATAGAAAGAGCCGGAGAGGGCTTGACAACAGATAAAAATACTGATACGTTTGTACAGACCCAGTTTAAGACAGTGACTAAAACTGGATTTGAAATCGAATGTGTGGGGTGCGAAGGCTGATGAGACATAGGTACAGAGCATTGCCCGGTAGTAAGGTACAAGCTATCAATAATGATATTCTTAGGTACTGCTATGCTACTGGGGCAAGTAAAATTTCAGGAGAAGCCCTGAATTATATTTGTGAAATTGAACATCAAATTACGGGGATTTATCACCCCACAGATTTATTTGAAGTATTTCACAAATATGTAGATGGGCATAATTATGTCCTACTTACTCACGTTAAAGATTTAGAAATGGTTGCATAATGACGATTTTAGATAAACGAGATTTTTATAAGCCGTTCAGCTACCCGTGGGCGTTTGATTATTACCGCCAGCAGTTGAAGCTGCACTGGATTCCTGACGAGGTTCCTATGCAGAGTGACATCTCTGATTGGAAGCATAATATGACAGAGGCAGAGAAGAACCTACTCATGCACATCTTCCGTTTCTTTACGCAGGCGGATACGGATGTTGCAAAAGGGTACGCCCAGTTCTATTTACCTAAGCTATCGTGTCACCCCGAGGTCACCCAGATGCTTACCACATTTGCTTCGTTTGAAGCGATACATGTTGAGGCCTATGCCCTGCTGTTAAACACGTTAAACATCCCAGACTCCCAATTTCAGGCATTCTCAGAATATAAAGAGATGGCCGACAAGCACGAATATATGTCGGCAATGAAAATGGATTCTGTAAAAGATATTCTCCGTACTATTGCTATTTATAGCGGGTTCGGGGAAGGCATGCAGCTATTCTCTAGTTTTGCTATCCTGATGAACTTCCCTCGTTTTGGGAAGATGAAGGGTATGGGGCAGATTGTGACATGGTCTATCCGCGACGAACAAATCCACTGCGAAGGTATGTTACGACTGTTCCGCACTATTGTCGAGGAATATCCAGAAGAATGGACGGATGAGGTTCGCGGAAGTATTTACGAAGCCTGTCGCCGCATGGTAGATTTAGAAGATAAATTCGTAGAGCTGGCTTTCGAGCAAGGCGGCATCGAGGGGCTTGACAAATCAGAGTTATTGCAGTATATTCGCTACATTGCAGACCGAAGACTTTTACAGATGGGGTTAAAACCTAACTTTGGTGTAAAAGAGAATCCGTTACTGTGGCTCGAAGAGATGTTGAATGTACAAGAACATGCTAACTTCTTTGAAACTAGAGTTACAGAATATCAGAAAGCAGCTATTGAAGGAGACTGGAATAAAGTATGGAAATTTTAGCACTGAGTATTGCCGTAGTGGCTGTAGTAGCAATTACGGTTTGGTATATTAACCTTTTTATTGGAGACGAATAATGGCCGCACTAAATTTAACTAAGGAAGAGTACATTCTTAAGGCTCGTATCGGCGTTGATGGGGAGTCTGGAAAACCAGTATACCGCATTGTAGGTAATATGCGTAGTAATGACACCGGCCCGTATGTGCGCCTCAAAAACAGCGAAGATTTGCGCAACGCTCTTGAACAGGTTCCAGAGGGCGGCTCACTATACCTTAACCTTTACTTACCTTATCGTTCAACAGATGAGTAAGGTTGAGGAAGAGATTCTACGGCAGTTGATTGTCACCAGAGCAGACCTTCTGGAGTGTCAGGATACTGTCGAGCATCTATACGCAATAGTCGAAAACCTTAAAAAGGATTTGATGACTGCGTATTATGCAATAGAACATATTGCGGAATTATCCCCGCAATACGAATACGCCTTGAATACCGTTAAACAGAGTATCCATTTTAATATACAATACTCGCCCCAAATGATTAGCATGAAGGAGCACTAATGACTGAAGAGCTACCACCACTAGCAGCGAGGGTAAAACACTTTTCCGACTGCTTTTTTATCGCCCAATCACGGGGACGCAGGTTCGTCGTTTCTAAACAGGAAATTATGGAACTAGTTACCGCCGTTGCAGAATTAGAAACACGAATTGCAAAAGGAGAAGTACATGACAGCCAACACACCGCAAAGCCGAAAGGCGAAGGGGAGAACATTACAAAAGGAAGTGGTGAAAGCCATTCTACAAGTGTTCCCGACGCTGACGGAGAGGGACGTACAATCGACGAGCAGCGGGGCACCCGGAGTGGACATAAAACTGTCGGAAAAGGCAGTGGAACTGCTACCTCTGGCATTAGAGTGTAAATTCACCGAGGCTTTTTCGTTGTGGAAGGCGTGGGGGCAGGCAGTCAGCAATAGCGGTAGATTAAACCCCGTGGTAGTGCATCGTAAAGCACGCACTAAACCTGTAGCAATCGTAGACTTAGACTATCTGCTATCGCTACACGCAGAGTGCGATAAATTAGCTCGTATGGTGGAGAAAGCTAATGGCTAAAGGCTTAGTCTTAGATTTAGAAACAAGCTACATTCTAGCGCACACGTTTAGTCTGTACCCAGACTCTATCTCCCACAATAATATCGTGGAGGATTGGCGCATCCATTGCGCTGCATGGAAGTGGGTAGGGCAGAAAAAAGTGTATACGGCTACGGAAAAAGATAGGGATGATTTTGGCGTTGTGGCTAAGGTGGCAGAAGCCATTAAGAAGGCTGACTATCTCATTATCCATAACGGCATTAAGTTTGACATGAAAAAACTTAACGCTCGTATTATCTACCATAGACTACCCCCTATCCCTGCCTTACCAGTAGTTGATACGCTACGAGAGGCTAGGGCTTGTGCTGCTTTTACATCCAATCGGCTGGACTACATTGGCGAGTATCTCAACGTAGGTAGAAAGCTACATAATTCGCCCGGACTATGGACAAAGGCATTTAATGGTGATAGAAAATCTTTGCGAGAGATGTCTTTGTACAACGTGCAGGACGTGTTACTACTAGAGGATGTATATAACGAAATTCGTCCTTACATGAAAAAACACCCTAATGTGGCGTTAATAGATGGTAGTGACGGATGCCCTTCGTGCGGCAGCCCGTATTACGAAAAACGAGGGTTTGTACACAGCAGAACCACCACGAAGCAGCGATACAAATGTAATTCGTGTGGAACATGGTTTACAGATAAAAAAGCGTTGGCTATTGCGGATAAGAGGTAACATATGACAAATACTAAACTAACACTACAAGAAATTTCTACTATTATGGCAAAGAATCCCTTGACAAGTAGAGAAGAACAGTTTAGGATACTAGCAGATGAGGAACGGGAACGTGAGTACGTAGCATCTTTTGTTTCGGTTTCCCATTGGGGTCTCTTCCACAAATAAGTTGGAGCTTATATATGACAGATAACGTAAACCGCCCCCCACACTACAACCAAAATCATAAAGGTATTGAGTGCATCGAGGCTATTGAAGCCGCACTAACTCCAGAAGAGTTTAAAGGCTACGTGAAGGGTAATATCATTAAATATACGTGGCGAGAGCGCTACAAAAACAAAGACGAAGAT